TGCGTCACCCATGCTTAGTGGTTCGTGCTCACGGTTTGACAGCATGTATTCCGTCTTACGGAACATGTTGATGTGGTACGGCACGTTAGCCAGGTTAACTGCAGCGTCGTCCGACGCCGGATCAAAGACGACTCTTGCATCAGGTATGTAGTCAGGCTTGCTTCGACCATGAGATCTCATGAACCCTTCGATGCTAGCTGATGAGCAAGGCATCAATGGGAACTCATCACTGAATTGATTGAGATTAGGGTCGAATACACCGTTGTAATAGGTGTCTGTGTAGAAGTCCCGCATTGCCACAGGGAAGTTAGCGCGGCCTTCTTTTTCCATTTCTTCTTGATACACATCAAACAGTGACTTGTAGAAGTCGGGGTCAGCTTGCTCGATTGACCAGATGGGTTCGCCTTTGAAGTTGAACATATAGGTCGGGTCTTCGAGCTTGAAGTAGTATGCGTTGCTGTCGCCGCCATTGACGTTACACCGTATGTACGGAGGGTTTGTATCGTCAGTGATATGAATCGACATGCGGTCCGGATTAGTCAGGATCTCTTCCGACTTATTGTCGACGGTAGCTATGGTTAGGCGTTCTTTCTTAGCTTTGAAGCCACGCTGTGTACGTAGCTTGTTTTTATGCTCATTGCTTTTTTGATGCACTACCTCTGGGCTGATATCACCCATTAGTTTTGCTAGATCAAGTGTCTCCGTAATACCGGAAACGCGCACGATCCGCTCAGCGGAGGAACTGAACGGATCGTGGGTCCCGTCTTCAAAGGTAGGAGGGGCAATGAAGATCAGTTTTGAGTTGTCAGCTACGCTGGTGTCTAACGGGTACTTTAGTGAGTGCCCGTTACTAGATAGTTCTAGCTGTGACGAGAACAGCTGCGACTCAAAGTTACAGTTCTGGAGCCACAGCTTGACTGCCTTGGCAGGCATTGCATGTGTCAACAGAATAAATATATGGAGAGATACTTTGTCACCTTTCAGCCCAAGGCTAGAAGACGCTTGTGCTATGAAGCTGCAGTCTTGTACTTCTGCTGGTAGCTCACGCATGACAGCTTTAGCTAGTGTACTGACATCTTTGTCAGTGAATGTCTTAGGGTTGGTGTGACTAGGTATTGTGATGCCATCAATATCAAGTACGAGTAGGTTAGAGTAACCAATGCGATCAGTCTTACCTGCTCGAGATTCGTTTTGTATTGGGCGTTTGAGATTACCTTTAAGCAGACAATGACCTTGCTTGCCATGATCGCGAATAAGTCGCTCAAGGACTGCTAGGCCAGCGTTATCTACTGGTAGGTCGTGCTCGTGTGATGTAACGCTTTTAACGTGTGGGTATGGGGTGAACCCATTTTTGGGACAGTGACGCTTACTTAACCGCTGTCCGTTGGCGGCTTCTAAAAAGGTAAGTTGCATGGCTCCTCCTACAGAGACAGCGATATTAGCACAAGTATTAGTACTGTAGCTAATATCTATTTGGTAGGAGCGTTTTTGTCGAATACTTCCTGTCGATCAATCCTGATCTCGTTATCTGCTTCGAATGTTAAGCGGACTTGATTCCTGTCAACCTTTGAGACTGTTACTCTCGCCAGAACGCCGTTGTCATCGTGGATGACAACTTTCTCGGTTAATTTTCTTGTTAGTACTAAACGTGGCATAGATCACTTGCTGTAACTAACGTCGTAACCCCCTTCTGCATCCAGGGGGATGTCTTTGGCCCAGACAGGTGTTGTACACATGTGGGCAATAAGTTTCTCCATTGTAGCATCAGGATTATTAGCTTGGCTAATTAAAACGATTTCATCGTGTACAGTGAGCACAACTTCTGCATCGAGGGTGGTGTCTTGTTCGATACGAAGCATTGAATCAGTAACGATGATCCGTGATAACGCTTGCACTACGTTTTCTGCAATGCGTCCCCCCCAAGTAGACTCAGTAATACGAGAGTCGTACGTGAGCTTGCCGCGTTCAAATCGCAGGTTGTTGTAGTGCAGGGCCATACCGTTGGGTAAATGTATTTTGCCTTGGTGGAAACGGAGGCCGTGCCAAGTCTCGTCATACGTTGGGTTAATTGTGTTTGCGAGCTTTAGCTCCAACTTTTTCCACAATAAAGGTATACCTGAGTATGTACTGCGGTATGTATTTACTACGTTGTACGCTTCATCGGTGGTGAACGTCATAGGTGGACCCATAGCGCCAGCCTCGAGCGTGGATTGGAACTTGGGTGCGCCCATGCCGTATCCCAGACCGAGTACGGCTGTCTTGCCAACGAACCGTTCGGTTGGGTCGTCTTTCTTATTGATAGGTCGGTCGTAAATTACTGATGCAAGGTTGCTGTAGATGTCGTCGCCATTGCGGAACTGCTGTAGCAGATCGTCTTCGTCGGCGAGCCATGCAAGCATGCGTGCCTCGATGTTTGATAAGTCAGCTACAAACACGAGTTGTCCCTGGGGGGCGAACAACGCTTTGCGCAGCGGAGAGTTGCGCGGCATGTTTTGCATGTTGATCTTTTCTGTACCGCCGAAGCGGCCAGTGTGAGCTGCATAGTAACGCAACGGTACGCTAATGGTCCCGTCGTCATGAGTTGCGTCGATGAAGCGCTGAGCCCTGGTCTCGTTGATGCGACTCTTTACTGCTTTGCGCGCTTCCCAGATGTGTTGGAACTGTGGGTACATCTGTTGCATTTGAGTAAATGCTTTGTCGCTTTTACCGAGTGCAGGTATATCTTTGCCTGTAGTTGGGCTGACTTTGGTCGGTGGTACTAGACCCATACTATATATGTGTTCTGCGAACTGTTGATTGGAGCTCAACACTTTGCGGCACACACCGGCTGCATTGATGAGCGCTTCATTGGCCGCGATAGTTTCATCACGGAACGTGATTAGTGCTTCGCGGTCCACGATCAGCTTTGGTTCACAGAACATACGACAAGTGAGATCTATGATGTCCATTTCTGATGTTGGCATCTGCTTGGCTAATTGCGTGAATATAGCGTGCGTAAGATCGACATCTTGTATGCAGTAGCCAGCGATTGCTTCTTCGAGTTCTGGATCGAGGTCGTAGATACCTTTTGCGTCGGCGAGTTCTTCACCTTTGCGCATGGTTTCGTCATCAGGGAAGCACCGTATAGCGCAGTCTTTAAGACGCGCTGACTGCCCTGGGAACAGGCCGCGGTTCATTGCCGCAGTATCAATGTAATACTTTGGTATTACACCGTAGTGTCTGGTTAATATATAACCATCGAATGGCGTGTTGTGGCAGATTGCCACAGCTTCTGGCCAATTTATGGCTAAAATGGCCGCTTCAGCTTCGTCTTCGCCGAACCATTCAGTTGCTTCATTATCAATCTTGATGCCTACGCCCCACACTTTGAATTTCTCGTGTCGGACGTAGTCCATCGTGGTTAGTTTAGTGAGTGATACTTTTGTGTCGAAATATGTTTCGAAGTCGAGGGTTACAAACATTAGAAAGGTAGCTCCGAGTTAGCGTCATTACACTCGTGCTGAGCCATGACTTCGCCTTCGATAGCTTTGAAGCGGGCCTTTAGCTCGTTATAGGCTTCAGGCATCCGCGACTTCATCCATACAGCTGTGTAGGTATGGAACTCGGGGTGGAGCTGATCTTCTTCGAGGCTAGGTATGTTTTGAAAGTAGTCTTTCGTGTTCATTTAAGCGCCCTCCAGGGTGAAAGATTTCTATGACTTTTAGTTTCTTTTTGAATGCTTTGAACTCTTCGTAAGTAAAGACGTACAGGTTTTGTTTCATATCGCACGCTAGGTAAACAGTCTTACCTAACGTGTTTTGTATGAAATGTCCTTCTTCGACTGCGCCTACGATGTCCGTCCAAATCTCGCTCATTGTCCTATTGTTGGGTGCTCCAACTCAGCTTCGATAAGGCGCTCGATGTACCAGATAGCCTTGCGGAGATCTTCAATCGGTTTACCTTTGTAAGACATGCGCCAAACATATTTGAGGGCGTTACCTTTGCAGTAACCTTTGAAGGCGTCGGGTGTCATTGACTCTTTGATAGCTTCAATGCACTCGATGTTCCCAGTTTTGTAATGCGCGGGGTTTACTGGGTCTGCCGTTGGAGGTTGGCCGTAAGGATCGAAATAGTTTTCGAGGTCGTGGGGATTGGAGGACTTAGTTACGCGGTCCCAATCGGAAGGTGTTGCATCATTAATACTCATCGTACTCTCCTAGTAGAGCGAAATAGTACTACCGCTAATATATTAGTTCAAGTATTACAGCTGAATGTACGTCGTCTGTCCCCAGGGGGCCTCGTGACGTTCTGTTGAGACCCATAGAACTGGGTACATTGGTTGATCACC